ACGATACCGTTACTAAAAAAACAACATTGACTTAAAATCCTGAATTTGCTATAATGCACTGTTACTAACAAAACAGGAGCGCATTATGCAATATATTACTAATGCAAGTAGCACCCTTTTTGTACGTGTTAACGCAAAACAAATAAAAAACGAATACGTTTTACGCATTGCTGTACAAAACTACCCTACATTTAATAGCACAAAAGCATTATACGTTTCTGACGTTGTTAATGTAACAACTTTAGAACAACTACATGCATATTTGTTAACTCTTTGCAAACGTTACAATTATGCTAACTTCAGTATAGTAACAAATTTTGATAAAGCACTTGCAAAAGTAGCAACTTTAGAAATATAAAAAATAGGTTGCACAAAAATACCCTATTTGCTATAATATGTGTATAGTAACTAATAAGGAGCGTAACAAATGAAGACACTAAAAACTTTTGATTTAGAAGCTGTATGCCAAGAGCTGCCGGATGCAGAAATTAAAAAAATTAACAAGTTGTTAATACTGGACGGGGCTTATGATTTTCAATCAGCAGTAGAAGGCATTTTGGACAATGCAGGATTCAATGACGCAACCCAAGACGAATACCAAGCCTGTGAAGCGGGTATTGTGGCTGCGTTACAATCTGTTAACAAAGTAATGAAAAGTCTTGGCATTGAGTTTGAAATTGTAGAGGTTGATTTAGTAGACACAACAGGCTGGATGATGGTTACCAAAGGCGCAACACCTAAGCTGTTGGTTAAGCAACTAAAAGCAGCTTGACTAAAAATCGCCCGTTTGCTATAATATGTGTATATTAACTAATAAGGAGCCTGTAATGTCAAACGCATTTGTTCGTATTAAGTCAGGTGCATATCGCACTACTGACGTTTCTGGTAAGGTGTTTCAATTGGTAGAACAATTTAAATCGGGTGTTAAAGGTGGGTACGTGACTGTTAAGAATGGCGGACAATTTCAGGGCTTCCCGGAAGACATTCGTGTTAAAATTAACGGCGTTTCTGATTACGAATTTGTTACTGAAGGTGACGTAGCAGTAGCAGAGTGTATCGAAGCAGAAGTTGCTGCTACACAGACAGATGACGAGCGCATGGCAGAGATCGCTGAACGTTTTGAAATCTTGACTGAGATGACCAAGGCTGCTGTCAGCGGCGACATCCGTGCAATGATTGTGAGTGGTCCTCCTGGTGTAGGCAAGAGCTACGGTGTTGAGCAAGAAGTTGAGAAGGCTACTTTGTTTGATCAAATTGCAGGCAAGCGACTACGTGCAGAAGTTGTTAAAGGTAGTGCAACACCAATTGGCTTGTACCAAACTCTGTACAAGTATTCTGATCCAAACTGTGTGGTTGTGTTTGATGACTGTGACAGCATTTTGTTAGATGACGTTTCGCTTAACTTGCTTAAAGGTGCCTTAGACTCAGGTAAGAAGCGTAAGATTTCGTGGTTGTCGGAATCCAGTACTCTACGCCGCGAAGGCATCCCAGATTCGTTTAACTTCCACGGTTCAGTAATCTTTATTACTAACCTTAAGTTTGACAAAATGAAATCGCAGAAGTTGCGCGATCACTTGGATGCATTGCAGTCACGCTGCCACTACTTGGATCTAACATTGGATACTATGCGTGACAAGGTCCTGCGTATCAAGCAGATTGCACGTAGCGGCGAGTTGTTTGCAGACATGGACATCGGCGAAGTTGGACAAGATGAGATCATTGAGTTCATGAACGCCAACAAGAACAAGTTGCGTGAAATGAGTCTGCGTATGGCAATCAAGATTGGTCAGCTGTACAAGAGCTTCCCAACTAAATGGCAGATGTTGGCTCAAACAACTTGTATGAAGGCAGCATAGAGTTTTACACCGAAGTTTTTGTTAGCTCCTTTTACTTCGGTTCTTTTAATGCCCATCTTAGCGGTGGGCATTTTTTTTGACTATATATTTGTGATATGTTATAATTACGCTATGCTAAAAAAATTCCCTTACGTTGAAGATTATATAGAAATCATTAATGGTGATCGCAGCCCTGCGACTGGAAAACTTTACGGGCTATTTGAAAATACCCCACCAATAGTTAGTTTGGCCAGATACGATGTTGCTATTGTTAACAGTATGAGCGCAGCCACTACTGAAGGACGTTCGCTCACCGACAAACAGGCAGCATTGGCCTGTAAAATAGTACTCAAGTATCGCAAGCAATTGACTAATCTTGGTATCGATGTTGCTCCAGTTGAGAATCCGCAATATCGGCTGAACATAAGGATAATTGATCGCGTTCGTAGAGCCTATGTTGACCATGATTCCATTGCATTACGATTTCCGTATGACCCGGCACTAATTGATAACATTAGAGAGCTGGCAAAGATTAGCCAAGGCGCTTGGAAGTTTGATTCTGGCGACGCCAAAGTTTGGCGATTGTCTGTAACAGAAACCAATGTTGTCGCTGCCTACGGCTTTGCTAAAATTAATAATTTTGAAATAGATCCTGAGTTTGAAGAGTTAGTACAGTTGGTCACAGACTGTGAATCCCGCCCATATGAAATTAAACTAACACCTTCCGGTGAAGGGTACACTATTACGAACGCAGAAAATAGTTTAACAAATTATATTAATAATTGGTGTGGATTTAGTCCAAGCAGTATAGATCAATTGGTAGACAACTCGGCTATACTTGGATACACTGTTGATGCCACAATTGAACAACAGCTAGCATCAAAATACTCTGCTCGTATCTACAATCTAATGACACAACAGGAGACAAAGTTTTCTCCAACACCCGACACTTCAATATTCGAAGATATCATTACCTACGCTGGAATAGTGGGACGTTGGCCTTTGTATGTCTACGAACCGGACATGAGTGATAGGTTATATGAAAAATTTGTATGTAAGTATTTCCAATATAATGATGTATATCGAGTCAAGGATCTAAGGAAAGAACCAATTACAGTTGGTAAAAAGATTATCTACTTTAATAAGTTTAATCCCGGGTGGACTCAGCCCATACCACTGTTATTGAGTGCAGCAGGAATGATGCATGGTGGAGAAAAGAGTATGCTATTACAACGTGCCGAAAAGGTTGTTTATTTTGCAGCAGATGTGTACAATAATCAACAACGAAGAGCATAATGAAAGCAAAGTTAATAATTCGAGACGAAGTCAATGTCAAGATTGAGGGCCTAGAACTCAATACTAGAAATGCTTTGGTTAAGAAATACAAGTACGAAATACCAGGTGCTAGATATCAGCCCAGCGTTCGCCTTGGCCGCTGGGATGGCAAAGTGGCATTTTTCCAATTGGGTGGTAGCACCTATATCAATCTCCTTCCTGAAATACTTGCATACCTAGACGAGCAAGGTTACGACATTGAAGTAGCCGACGCCAGAGAATATCGCACCACATTTGAATTTGCTGAAGTTGATGAGCAGAGCTATAATCATATTAAGTGGTCTAAAAATCATCCCAAGGCCGGCGAGCCAATGGAGTTGCGAGACTACCAGCCCGAGATCATTAACAGGTTCTTTGCCAATCCACAATGTGTACAGGAAGTGGCCACAGGTGCAGGTAAGACTGTTATCACAGCAGCACTAGCAGATGGCGTTAGCAAGTATGGTCGCAGTATTGTAATCGTTCCCAACAAGAGCCTGGTAACACAAACTGAAGAAGATTTTGTTAACATGCAGTTAGACGTTGGTGTTTACTTTGGTGATCGCAAAGACTACAATCGTACACATACAATATGTACTTGGCAAAGTTTAAACAATCTGCTAAAGAATACCAAAAATGACGAAGCTGATATCACCATTGGCGAGTTTCTTGAAGGAGTAGTGTGTGTCATTGTAGATGAAGTACACATGGCCAAAGCAGACGCACTAAAAGCATTACTATCTGGACCGTTTGCACAAATACCAATTCGCTGGGGTCTAACTGGAACTATACCCAAAGAACAATTTGAATACATGAGCATTTTCTGTATGCTGGGAAATGTAGTGGGACAACTTAGCGCACGAGAATTACAAGAAGCCGGGCACCTTGCCATGTGTCACGTTAATATAGTGCAGTTAGTTGATCACGTAGAATATAAAGATTATCAAAGCGAGCTTAAATACTTAACTACCAATCCAGAACGGATAGCTTATTTGGCACGGTTAATTAGTACAATCAAGGACGGTGGTAATACCTTAATACTAGTTGATCGTATAGAAACAGGCAAGATGCTGCAAATTGAATTAAGCAATCTGTGGAGTTTATTGTCAGATAAACCGGATGTGGTATTTGTATCAGGTGCTACCAAAGCCGGGGAGCGAAAGGAACATTATGACGAAGTGGCAGAGGCAACAAATAAAATTATCATCGCCACATATGGCGTGGCTGCTGTTGGTATCAATATTCCCCGCATTTTCAATCTTGTTCTTGTTGAGCCTGGTAAATCTTTTGTACGTGTCATACAAAGCATTGGCCGAGGCATTCGTAAAGCCGCGGACAAGGATCATGTTCAAATCTGGGACATAACCAGTAACTGCAAGTTTGCCAAACGACATCTAACCAAACGCAAGCAGTTCTATAAAGAAGCAAACTATCCGCATTCAGTGGAGAAAGCTGAATGGAAATGAAGACCTTATATGTTGAACTAATTAGTAATCATTGGAAATTATAATGCAGGCCTATGCTGTTGTAGCTCATCCTGATGATTGTTTAATTTTTGCAAAATGTTTTATTGATAATCATAGCCAATTTGATTGGACTATAGTGTACTTAACGTATAATAGTAAAGATAGTAGAGCAATTGAAATGTCAACTTATTGGAATGCAAGATCAATTAAAACTTTATTTCTAGGATTTATTGATCAATATGTAGATCAGGAAACACAAAAATTAAATTTTTGGACTAAAGATGAAGTCAGCAAACAGATAAAAAATACAGTGAGTGATGCAGACTTACTATTAACTCATAATCAAAAAGGTGAATATGGACATATTCATCACCGTACTATCAATGAGATTATGCAAGAAGTTCAAATTCCACAAATATATTTTAGTTTAGACGAAATCTTTAACAAAGAATATACAACAACAAATCAGATTACGTTAGACGACTTTCCGATACATAAAGAAGTTTTAAGTGGATTTGATTTAACCAAAGCCAGATATACAGTCACCCAAGAAGCATATGAGATTATAAAAAATGAGAATATTAACCTTAGATAACACCGCCTACGAACTTAATGATATACCTGATGAGGTAGAGGATTTAAGATTTGCAGTATTGGATAACAGTGATCCACGTACTCCAGATTACTTTTATATACCACTTATCTTCTTGGAAAGTTTTAACAGTCCGGCACTGGTATTAAAGATTGGCGATAACGTAATCAAGATGCCTGTAGATTGGCATGTGTTAATTGGAGAACCCGACCTCGGTGATCTAGAAGTAGTACCATTAACTAGCATTAATGACCGCGGCTTTAGTGTGTTCTGTTTCAATCCCTTGAGCAGTTTCCGTCCAGAGTTTGCCACAATTGAGATTGTGGACATATATCAAGATGTCAAATGGTATTTTCCAAAACTCAAACCTGGACAGTTATTGGCAATACCGTTAGTGACAGGAACACAAAAACCCTTGTGTGCATATTTTGTAAAAGACATTTCAAGACAAAGTGAGGTAGTGGATTATGGAAAATGTTGGTAAAATGGAACCTGGCGTATCATATGTATACGAAAAGGCAGATGGTGTAACTTATGCCAGGAAGGTAGGCGATACACCGGATGCTAGATTTGAGATAGGTAGAGATTACGATAGTGAAAAGCTACACAAAGATTTGATGCATTCCAAACTATGGGGAAACATACATCGTGCTGCTAAATCCAATCCTGCTTTACAAGAAGCAATAGATCGTGTTATAATCGTATACGAACTAAGCAGACAAGATGAATCCGTAATGCATCATCCAGTATGACAGATAAACTAAACATTGCAAACGAAATGCGGGCCTTTGATTCCAAGGATCGAAGATTTTATGCTGACCTGACAGATGAAGAGCGCAAGAAGTTTAGTAACTATCTCATGATACGTTGGGGTAGCAGCGTACAAGGTAGCACAGAATTACAACAATATTATCTACTATCTTGTAACGAGAATTTAAACAAACATTTCTTTGATCTAGCCAAGCATCCAGAACTACAATGGTTGTCGGCCACTACAGTTAGTCCGGGTATGGGAAATTTTAGACATGATTGGATCAAACAAAAAAAGCGCGACAGCAACAACACCAAGGTAGTAAAGTTCCTCAGACATTTTTATCCTGAATACAAAGATGATGAACTTGAACTTTTAGCCAAAATTAATACCACAGAAGATCTCAAACAGTTAGCTAAAACACATGGATGGGAGCAAAAGCAAATTAAGGAATATCTGTGATAGATTTATTGGTTGTTACATACAATACAGATTTGTATTTTTTAGAAATGCAAGCCCGTAGTATTGATGAATTTTTTAAAATAACTGACATCAATAGAATAATTATTGTACATAACAATTTAGATGGCACACGTACACCAATTAATTTATCTTTGTATGGAAAATTTGAACATAAAGTCACTGAAATATTATTCAAAGATTTAGAGCTGATAGAAGCTGCAGAGAACGTGGCAGACTTAAGATATTACGGGTGGAGAAGACAACAATTTTGCAAGTTATTCATTGCAAGTCGTTCCACTTCTGCTTGGTGTCTAGTACTTGATAGCAAACTGATTTTTTTAAAACAATACAACTACGAGGATTATTTTACACCCAATAATAAAGCAATAACGTCTACTAGAGTAAATTCTCCAGTTTTTGTACAATCAAATAATTGGATAGAGAAATTTTTTGAGTTAGAACCTAGCGCACCTGATACTCTGTTACCACGGCGTGGAACCCCATTATTAATGCATACACAAACACTACGTGATGTTATTGCAGAAGTTTTCTGGAGAACAAAGATTAATTTCTTCGATTGGTTTATGAGTCATGAATTAGAATTTAGAATAACTGAATTTGATTTATATTTTAGTTATATTAGATATCGCGGTAAATTATCAAACATATATCATGTTGTGGACGCTAGCCTGACCGTTCAAAATTTAGTGTTATTAAAAAATAATAGTAATCCGGCACAGGATTTTTGTCATTTTATACATAGTTTAGAAAATGACTATTTTCACACCGCACAATTAAATCAAGAATACATCAACACTCTGTCAGAAGAACATAAAGATTATTGGAATAATCTTTTAAAATATAAAAACATTTTAAAAACATAAATGGAATTTAAATGTCGTTACTGTGAAAAGGTATATCGTAAGGAGAGTACTCTTGCGGCGCATCTCTGTGAACAAAAGCGTCGTTGGCAACAGGAAAAAGAAACCGGAGTACAATTTGGACTTAGGGCGTATCTACAATTCTATGAATCAACACAAGGTAGCGCACGGTTAAAGAGCTATGCGGATTTTGTTAGTAGCCCATACTACGGTGCTTTTGTAAAGTTCGGACGTCATTGCGTTGGCATTAGGTGTATCAATGTAAATAACTTTACTGAATGGTTATTAAAGAATAACAAGAAAATAGATAATTGGTGCAAGGATAGTTTCTACGAAGAGTGGCTACTAGAATATCTTAAACGAGAATCGCCACAGGACGCACTTGAACGTGCATTACGGGAAATGGAAGATTATGCTGGAAATAGTGACATTGCTGATTTTAGCCATTACTTTATGTACGGCAATACTAACCGTATTTGCTATCATATTACCACAGGTCGCGTTAGCCCTTGGGTTTTATATAACTGTGATACTGGTATTGATTTTCTCAACCAACTTGGAGAAGAACACCTGGCTATGGTACTTGCTTGGATTGATCCTGATTATTGGAGCCGCAAATTTAAAGATTATGTTGCAGACGTAGAATGGTGTAAGCACGTATTAAAGGCAGCGGGACTATGATTTATGTAGATTATGTCAATGGGCTTCACGGTAGATTTCTGTGCTACTGTATTAATGCATTAGATCCTGAAGTTCGTGCATATTGTACTGATGTCAATATACTGTCAGATATTGGAACAATAAACTATCTTTATCCAACTCCGTTGGCACAGGCAAATCATTATTCTGCTCATGGAGAAAATATTCCTTCAGAACAAACAGTATCTATTGTAGCATCATCTGATGATATGTTACTTGTAGATTTGTTATACTGGCACAGAATAAATGAATATGGATTTGATCTAAAGAACTTTAATATTAACTTCTATGATAAAGTTCAAGAAACATACTTAGAAGAAATGATTGATTATTTTATTACATTCGGAGTAGACCCCCGCAAAACTAATACCGTACCAAAGCAATTGTTTAGACAATATCTTAACAATGATAAAACACCACTGACCAGATTATTAAAGCAAAACCCAGAGGCAAGATATCAAATTCCTTTTAGGAGACTTTACGATTTCTCAACTTTTATTAACACAATAAGTGAAATCAAAGATATATTTAAAATACCATACACAATTGATTTGAGTTGGTATATGAATTTTTGGTCAAAATACATAGCCTACGTGTTGCCCATTATTAAAGAAGAGGCTGATGTGCATCACTTAATACATAAAATAAAAGCAAAAGAAAATGTATCTGTTGACTTAAACTTAGTGCAAGAAGCTTGGCTTGACCAATCAATTGAAAAACTGTATAATATAAAGTTAAAATCAGTAGAACAATATTATACCAATACACAAGAGATAATTGATCAACTATGAAATTTACATCGGACATTGACATTGACGTAGGGGACAGGGACCAGGCTCTGGCTCTATTAAAATATACTGCAGCCTCTATTATCAAAGAAGGCAAGAACTCTAAGCACAATACCGGAGTATACTTCACTGATATTCCTGTGGATCCTTTTACTGGTAGAGCAAGCCTGGACTACGAAGCAGCAGAGGCACGTGGCTACGTTAAAGTTGATGTCCTTAATGTTGGATTATACAAGCAGATTACGAACGAAGAACATCTTGAACAACTGATGCAGCAGGAACCTGCTTGGGATAGATTATACGACGCAGAATTTTGTGCTCGATTAATACATATAGGCGCACATTATGATACACTTATAAAAATGCCCGAGGCTGTTAATACTATACCAAGACTGGCCATGTTACTTGCTGTAATACGTCCTGCAAAGCGTCATTTAATTGGTCGGACTTGGGCAGAAGTTGCTGAGTCTGTTTGGGAAAAGCCTGCAGATGATGGGTATTACTTCAAGAAGTCACACGCTGTAGCTTACGCTAATCTAGTAGCAGTTAATATTAACCTAATTTCCGAACAAGAGTAATACTTCTCCGTTTGCTGCGTTTGGCAGCAATCTCTCTCAGGCTCACGTGCGGGCCAAACTTGATCTCCACATCCTTACTGTTCATTGTTTTAACCACAGCCCTAAACGGTGTCCATTCCGCTTTCAAGAACACATTGATAGGTATCAGCCTATTACTTTCCCACCACCAAGTCTCTGCAAGCTCTAAAAACTGCTGTTTTTGTTCTACTGTGCGTAGGGCGCCGTAGTCGTAGATAGTGGTAATAACTTCATCTAAATTTTGAATAACACCGATATAATCATTACCGCCGTAAACGAGGTAGGTTAAGAATGGGTATTGTTTTAGTAATTCTGCGTAGTCTGGTTCAACCATTTATTCAATAAATACATAATAATGCAAATTCAATGTTATTTATATTCCAATATAGTACCGGTCCAAATTTGGGATCCTACTATATTTTCACCAAGGAACCGTGTCGTGTATAGCCGCCCTATTACCATTTATCAAGGGATAGACAACCCCCTACAAATTGTCATTAGAAACCAAGATCAAAAATCAGTGAATTTAACTGGTTATACTGTTCAGTTAAATATAGAAGATCC